TGTCAGATGTGCGGTTCGTATTATCCTAGTAACATCATATATGTTTACGTTCCTCCCTTTTCTAAGGATAAAGAGCTGCACATCTGTAAAAAGTGTTCCATAAGAGAATATTATGGCACTTCATACACAAAAAATAAAAAATACAAAAAAGATCTTGAACAGGGAAAATTATTTAGAAAATAAAATATACTTTGGAATAGACCCAGGATATAGTGGAGCAATTGCTATATGTAAAGAAGGTCATTGGACTACAGAGTACTGTCCTAGAGACACCAAAGATATATTTGATATAATAAGTAATCTAAAAAATGATGCTTTTGTAGAAAACTTTAATTTAAAAGGAGTCATAGAGAAAGTGTGGGCATTTCCAACTGATGCAAGAACATCTTCATTTAAGTTTGGTTATAACTATGGTTCATGGAAGACTTCTTTAAACGGAAACAGAGTAGACTATTATGAAGTTACACCACAGATATGGATGAGAAATTACAACTTACCTAAAGAAAAGAAAGACAGAAAGAACTCTCTTAAAAATCTGGCTATAGAAGTAGTACCAGATATTAAAGTCACTTTAAAAAACGCAGACGCTATAATGTTATGCGATTGGTTAATAAAGGAGGAACATAATGAATCAAAATGAAGTAATGCATTTATTAAAAATGTCTTTAGAAGGACATCTGCATTTAATAAATCAGCTTGATGAATTAAAACTAGAGAAACAGATAGAAGTAGTTATAGCAATAATGACAGAAATAAAAGATCTTGCGGATAAAGTAGTCCCAACATTACAAGAGTGCATAAAAGACACAGATCAAGTTAATTGACCTTGCTCAATAGATAATAATAGCTTTTCAAGTTCAGGAGGAACAGTTTTCTTTCT